AATCGCCAGCCGCTGGTTATGCCCCTTCCCAGACCTATTCAGGTTAGATTTCCTTGCCTCATCTGCCTTATTTTTCAGCACCTCATCGCTTGGACTGACGGCCAGCGACTTGCGCGGTTCATCAAGACTAAGGCTTCCCTCGCGGCCCTGATCTATTTCGACCTCGACCATCTCAAAGCCAAACCGCAGCCCATCCTCGCCGTCCTTTTGCTTGCTAACGGTCAAAACGCCTTTCGGTTGATCGTCAAAGCGCAGCAGTTCAAGCTCCGTATCGACGGCGCCGAGCAGCGAAGAGTGACCCCGCAGACCCTTCGCGGCGTCCTTGCCGCTGTGGTGGATGACCATCAGAGCCGACCTAAACTCATCTTGGAGGTGCCCGCAGGCCGTGATGAATGCTCCCATGTCCTCCGAACTATTCTCATTGCCACCGCCAAAAGCACGCGCCAGCGTATCGATAACGATCAAGTCCACCTTGACGCCTAATGCAAGAACCAACTCCCTGATGGCATACACCAGACTCGAGAAGTCCTCCTCGCTGGACCTGAGATTGATCTGGTGGCGCAGGAAGTAGATCGGCGTCCCCGCCTCGATCTGGTGGTGGATGCGGCAGGCTTTGATCCTGGCCCCTATGCCGCCGTGGCCTTCGCCGGCGATGTAGATGACTGCTCCGTTGTCTGTTGGCGTTGCCTCGTGGCCGAACCACTGGGCAGAGCGGGCGATCGCCGCCGCGAGATCCAAGGCGATGAAGCTCTTGAATGACCCTGGTGGCCCGTACAGAGCCACGAAACCCTTTTTCGGGATGACACGATCAATGAGCCACTCGACTGGCTCGTCGGTGATGTCATCGAATGCCTCGAGCTTGAGCGTTCGTCTTAACGGCGAACCAGAAGTTTCGGCATCTGGTTCGCCATTGGCGGCCTGAGTTTTGCCTTGCAGGATAACATCTGTAACTTCGCTAACCTTTATATAAGGCTCGCCTATCGCAGCCGCAGCCGCTGGCGCCTCTGCCTGCGGCTTATCGCGCAGGCGCTCTGGCATCTGGACCTCTGCCTCGCTGGTCAGAGGCGCCTGGCGCTTGACCATATCGGCCAGGTCTTGCCGCGTCTTGCCTTGGCTGTAGATCCACTCGTAGGCATCGTCGCCCAGGTCATCGCCGCCGAGGTCTATGACCCTGACTGACTTCGCCAGCGGCAGGATCTTGGCTGCCGCCCTCTTTGCGTACTTCCAGCCCGGCGCATCGTTATCCGGCAGGATGACTACGTTTGCGCCGGCAAAGTATTGCGTGATCGTCTCGGGCCAGTGCCCAGATCCGGCGTGCGATGTGGTTGCCACGCTGCCCAGGCTGATGATCGCGTCTGCCGCCTTCTCGCCTTCCGTGAGGTAGACAAACCTTCCCTTGCCAACAGCGTCGAGCATCTCAGGAAGGCGATACGGCACGATCCGGGCGTCTCCCATCGTCGCGTGCCTTCTGCCTGCATCGTCGACCTTGATGAGCTTATAGTCCTTGCCCTTAGCGTCGGTGGTGCGATAGCGTTGCTTGATGAACAGTACGACGCCCTCCTCATCGGTGTAGGACCACTCCTGCTCAAGCTGCCTATTGACTGCTGGCGGCTGGATGCGCGAGAGAGGCTCGGGGCGTTGCTCGAGTTCCGGCAGCAGACCGCGATCCCTCATCGTGGAGAAGACGGTGTGCTGATCGCAGCCGCCGTGGCAGTGGAACAAGGGTTTACCGTCCTCTCCGTCGCTGATGGACAGTGACGGGTTCTTATCGCCGTTGCCCCTGCCGTGGCCGGCAACTGGGCATGAGGCGAGCCACTGACCATTGACCTTCTTTGCGTTGCCCAGAGTTTTTGCGATTTCTTCAGCTTGCATTTGCAGCTTTCATTTTTAGAGTCAAAAAAACCGGGACACGCGGCCCCGGTTCCTTTTATCGCATCGAGTCAAAACATCTCGTCGTCATCCACCGCCGCCTGCGCTGGCGTCTTCGCCGCAGGCGCACGGGCAGGTGCAGGTGCAGGTGCTGGTGCAGGTGCCGCTGCAACATACTCCTCCTCCATGCCACCACCACCAGACTCATCCATCCCTGCTGGCCTGGCGATCCAATCGGTGACGTCAAATTGCGGGATGCGGGTTGTGCCCTTGCCGATCTTCTCCATCTTCGATCCCTTGTACTCAATGACGGGAAGCAGTGACTGATTTAGCGGCAATGCTTTACGCTCCTCCATGCACTTCAGATACAACGCCTCGAGGCCCATGTTGGGGCCGACACCGTTGCTGCTCCACTCGCAGGTGCCGAGTTGCTTGTTATAGAACTTCACGGAGAACCCGCGCTTATGGTCTGGTGACGGCTGTGCGCCTTTCTTGCCTACGGCCGCATCGGGTTGCCACTCGCGCACACCGACTCCGAGAAGGAGCCACCCTGTTTGCACGTTGTCGATGTCAAAGACAACTTTTTTGATCTGGATCTCCTCGCCGCTCGAGTTTGTCCATGCATTCGCCGCGGGGCTGAATCGGATGAAGTTTCCGCTGCCGCCGCCAGATGAGAGATTAAGCATTTGAAGTTTCGCTTTCTGTAGTTGAGGGTTGTGCCCGGGATGGGCATTATTGACGCAGGCTTGCGTCGCGTGCAATGGTGGTCCCCGAGCTTTCCTTCTTGGTCAGCCCTTCAAGGATCTCCCTTTGCTCTTTGTCCAGCAGCTTCTCTGCATCTGCTGGCGAAATGAAATCAGTTGTGTACAGCTTATCAACAGGCACCCCAGCCTCAGTGAGTGCTTGCTTTGCTGACTCCTCGCTGACCCACTTGCGCGTAGCGCGCTTGGGTGCGAGTTGCCATCCCGGCAGCACGCCGCCCTGCTCCATGCGCTCCTTCGCGTGCTTGCGCAGCGCATCCACGAATGCCTCGACGATTGGCGCGCGGTCGAGGAGATCGCTGACCTGCTGATCTGTAAGGCGCACCATGACCTGCTTGATCTCGTCCTTGCTCATCGTGGTGATGGCCGGCTCCTGCTGCGCCACAAGCTCAAAAGCAGCGGCCTGCGCTGGGCATGTCAGCTTTGCTGGACAGTACTGGCACGCCTTCTCAGATGGCGTTGGCTGCGTTGCTGGATCTGTCGCCGCGATGATGGCCGGGATGAGTGTGGACTGCTCCCACTGCCTGAGTTCGTGAATCGTCATCGAGTAGATGCGAAGTCCTCCAGTGCGCGGTTGATTGATCTGTAGCTCGACCTCGCTGACGTCGAGGTTGAATTTTTTTATTGCACCTAGCGCGTAGATCTTTAGCTGATCCGAGTCCTCATCGACGTACTGCGCGCCTGTCTTGAGGTCGAGTACGACGATGGTGCTGCGCGCCTTAGCCAGCGCAATGCAGTCTGCGGTGCCTCTGAGCCTGACGGCCTCGCTCTCGCAGTAGCTTACCTTCTCCTCGACCTTGACGTCTCCTCGGCCAGCAAACTTCTCGAGATCCTTAATCGCCTCGACATGGCTCGCGGCCATCTCGCAGTGCCACTTAGCGAACTTAACGCCTTCCATCGACTCGCCTTCGTAGTCTGACGGGTCTTCGTCGAACTGGTAGCAATGCTCCGCAAGCGCATGAATGGCTGTGCCAGCTTGCGCTGCATCTCCTGATGGCGTTGGAGGGATGTCCTTAGATAGTAGGGCGCTCGCTGGGCACGCGATCCAGCGCGAGGCTGCTGATGGTCGCAGTTCAAGCATTGCTGATCTCCCGGCTCCTGAAGGCGTCATCAATGAGTAGCCGATACGCGATGGAGCGCACCTCATCGCTTACGGCCCACCCCAGGTCTTCTCTGTCCTGAAGGCGCTTTAGCAATTCTGCTTTCTGCTGGTTGCTTTTTCGCTCTGCCTCGAGTTGTGTGCCGAGGAAGATGATGTGCTGGCGCATGATGCTGCGCTCGCTTTCTGTCAGTGGTGTTTCAGTAGTCATAGTCATTCTTTCTGTGAGGTCTGGGGCAATCTTCTGGTGGTATCACCACGGCCCACACCGCCCGGTGCCAGCGAGCGCCTGTGATGCTGACCCAGCGGTCAATGTATGAGTCTGGCATTGCTCGCAATATGCGCGAGAGATGCGTCTCATCGACTCGCGGCAAGAGAGCCATGATCTCCTGAACAGTCAGCCCATCAGGCGCTGCGCGAAGGAGTATTCGCACATCCTTGATGCGGTTTGCATTCACTTTGCCCTTAGCTGCCGGCATCGCTGCCTCTCCTTCGTGGTGATGTCTGGGCTGATCTCAGCGATCTGGCACAGGTGATCTCTCGGTGCTCGCGGCATCTTTGCCGATAGCCACATCGCGCCGATCATGACTGAAGCGCTGATGATGACCATCGCAGCCAGGCCGGCGTAGTCTATGAGCTTCACGGCTTGCCCATCTCGCGGATTGCGTGTGCATTTGCTTGCAGCAGGCTGCGGTAAATCGGGTTCTCGCAAGCCATCGCATTTTCTTCAAGCAATGCAGCACACGCCTCCCTCTCTGCCTTAACTGCCGCTTCAAGAACTCTGAGAATTTTTGATGGCATCGATTCTTCAAGTTCTTTTATGTAAGCGTTGCAGCGTTCTATCTCCGGCGCATTTGCCGCAATGATGCGCTCGCGCTCGGCAGCAACGACAAGGGCGGCAAATTCACGCAGGCATTTGTTTTCGCCATCAAATCCAACAAAACCAGCCTCCCGCGCCATGCGGGTGATGTCTTCTTTGGTCATGTGTTCTTCTCCTTTAACTTGGCTTCAATGGCTCGGGCGACTTCTGTAAAAGACAGCATTGCCGCGCCAAGCGGCACACAAGCCCTTTCAATCTCCTCATCCGTCAGCGGCTTGCGCTGTGGGCAGCAATGACCGCACCTCGGGCAGTCGATGACAAGCTCCTGCTTTGGCCGTGGTGGGGTTAAGTAAGCGTTTGAGTCTTCGAGGTCGCCACTGCCTACCCATGTGCGCTGTGGTGGGGTGGAGAAATGTTCTCGCAACCACAATTTAATGCGTTCAATAGTGTCCGAAAAGCCGTCATCTGCTGGTGATGTTTGGGCAATCACAAAAAGCTCAGTAGCCAAGTTTTCGTACACCACAGGCTCCTGCTCTGGCTGCGCCAGCCTCCTTTGCAGCAGATCAGACACGATCCAAGCACGCTGAATCTCGTCTGCGCTTGCTGGTGTATCTCTTACTGCTTGTAAAGCCTCCAGCGCCTGCTGCATGATCTCGCGGTCAGTCACGGCTTGCCCCTCAAGTCATAGAGTGGCACAGGGTTGTAAACGTCATCAGGCCGGCGCGAGCGGAAGAACTTCAGACCCAGCGCATTCGTGGCGATGTACGCGACAGGCTCGCGCTGCGGCTCCTGCTTCATCTTCTCCATCAGCGCGTGCGCGAAACCCAGCACCTCGTAGTGCTGGCGCCAGAGCTTCATGATCTCGTCGTCAGTCATGGCTCAATGCCTCCTTCTGCTGCTTAACGATGTTGCTCGCGGTGCGCATACCGCACAGCCAGCCGGCAATGGCCCCCTGCTCTGCCGCGCGCTCAATGATCTGGCGCAAGTCAGCAGAGGTCAGGACTCCGAGCGCGCTTGAGCGCGGGGCCATCTCAGTGGCAATCTGCTCGACGATCTCTTGGAGTTGCTGACCCTTCATCAGATCACCCCAAACAGCATACAGGTCAGCAGACCCACGGCGATGCTGCCGCTGATTGCGAGGATCACCTTGTCGCACAGCGGCAGAGGTTCGATTTCCTCATAGATGTGGCCTCGCTCGTATGGTCCGAAAGCCTGTTCCAGTGTGCGCGGGTGGCGGCGGGTGGTGTTCATTGTGGGTCTCCTTGGTGGTGAAGCCCGGCTTGCGCCGGGCGGGGTGATTAAGCTGTTTCGAGGTTGACGATCTCTTTTGCTTTTTTGATTGCACGTTCAATGTCCGGATAAATAGCTGCAATGCCAACAAATAGCTGCGCGTCATCATCAAACAGTGTCACGCTGAAACCTTTTGAGATCAGCGTGATGTGGCTAGTGATGCCGTACTCTTTATTGCTGAAAGACATCAGGCGCATCGTCGTAACTTCTTTGGTCATTTCGTTTCTTCCGGTTGGTTGCTGATGACTGAATCATATAGCATTTGCAGATCTTGTCAACTCCCCTACACTCTACTCAACTATTCCGGGCAGGATAATCAACCGTGAGGCGCGGGTTTTTGAGTTTCTCACGCCTCTAGCTGCGGTGTCTCCCCGCAGTTGCCATGCTTCGGGGCGGGGTTGTACCTCGCCCCCTTTTTGCCTACCCATTTGACTGATAAGTCATGCTGGGCTTACAATTCTAGGCATGAACACCCTCGCCCAGCAAGCACTTTCTGACATCAAGGCCAGAGCCGAGGCTGCCGGCTTCAGGATCAGCGACGTCTGCCGAGTCGCGGAGGTCGATCAGTCGCAGGTAAGCCGCTGGTCTAACGGCGTCACGGAGCCGCTTTACAGCGCCGTCAGGCGTCTGGAGCAGGCAGTCGATGCCCTGGTGGCTGCACGCCTTCAAAAGCTCTCAGAGTCCCAGGAAAAGGCCGAGCAGGCGTGAGAACCCTGGGCATCGACATCGGCCTCAATGGCGCTCTGGCGGTGGTCGATGGAGATCGACTGATCGAAGTCCACGATATGCCGACCTTCAGCATGGAGCGTAACGGTAAGAACAAGCGCATGGTCAACGCCGCAGAACTCGCACGCCTTATCAAACAAGCAGCACCCGCCAGCGCGTACCTCGAGCGCCTCAACGCGATGCCAGGCCAAGGCGTCACCTCGATGTTCTCTATGGGCCAGAGCCTGGGCGTTGTCCTCGGCATCCTCGCGGCTCTGGACATCCCCACCACCACGATCCCACCGCGAACCTGGCAGAAGGCGCTCGATGTGCCGCAGGGCAAGGACGGCTCGCGCTACCGCGCCGCCCAGCTTTTCCCCACGCACGCTGCCCAGTTCGCTCGGGTTAAGGACGATGGCCGCAGCGATGCTGTGCTGATCGCGGCTTACGGTGCCAGCAGATGATCCAAGACTGGGACAGCCTAGATCCGTTTCCTCACCTAGTCATTGACGGATTCTTCGAGGACTCTCTGGCGCGTCAGCTTGCCGATGAGTTCCCGCCATTCGGCTGCGACCTGTGGCATACATACGACAACGCCGTCGAGGTCAAGAAGACGCTGAACAACTACCACGCCTTCACGCCGGCCTTGTACAAGTTCTTCACTGACATCAACTCGTTTGAGTGCATAAGCCTCTTTGAGCGGCTGACGCGGTGCAATCTCTACCCGGACCACGGCCTTCACGGCGGCGGTCTGCACATTCACGGATCAGGCGGCAAGCTCAACACGCACCTCGACTACAGCATCCATCCCAAGCTCGGCCTCGAGCGCCGCCTCAACCTGATCGTGTATCTGACCCCTGACTGGGATGAGTCGTGGGGCGGCGCGCTCGGCCTGTGGCGCGATGACAATGGCAAGCCCGGTGAACTTGTGAAGTCCATCGCACCGCTGTTCAATCGCGCTGTGATCTTCGACACGACAAACGCTTGGCATGGCCTGCCTGAGCCTGTAGCGTGTCCTGTAGGACAGCACCGCAAGTCCTTGGCGGTGTATTACCTCTGCGATCCACGCGAAGGCGCTGCCTCGCGTAACCGCGCTCTGTTTGCGCCGACTGCGGAGCAGGCCGAGGACCGCGAGGTGCTGGAGCTGATTGAGAGGCGGGCGCGTTAAGGGGCGAGAAGGCCGCCTTCGACGCTAAGGATTCGCAGCAGATCTTCCTCGCCCGGGAAAACGACGAAGTTGCTGGTTCCTTGGCCTGCGCCGCGAGAGCCTTGGTCTAGGTAGCGAATGCCTGGGATGCCTGCTTGACGCAGCATTTCCTCTGTTTGCCCACCTTTCCCAAAAACGTCAAGCAACGTCTTCCCAGGCATATCCATAATCGTCCTGTAAGCGTCTCTTGTTGTTTGGTTTTTCTTTAGCTGCTGGAAAGTTTCTAAAACTGGACGACCTTGGTTTATTAAAAAATCTTTGACAACTTGAGGCTGCTGGCTAAATGGCCTGTCATAGTCCAGCATCCGAGCAATCGCGGGATCTGGGAGGTCGATGGTGTAGAGGGCGCCCCCACCCTGCTCTTTGTATGCTTTGAAAAGATCAGCCAATTTTTCTTGTGGCAACTCTCTTGCCGAAATATTAGCGTTCTGCAATCTTTTTGCTAAAACTTCAGGAGGCGCTTCAGTTCTGGCTTGCCTCATAAACTCACCACGCGCACCAGCAGAAAGATTTAGTCCTCTTTTTTCAGCCTCTGGTGATAGGTCAAATGCTTTATATGAAAGAGTTTCCTGATAACCCTTCGCAACCCCCGGAGACTCAGCCACATAGTGCCCATACCCGTAAGCCTGCGCCCCCTCACCTGATCCTATCTTCGTGGGGTCGAAACGCTGGAAGCGATACGGCGATCCGTGATACACAGTCGCGGCCCCCACCGGCAACCCCTTCGTGGCCCTCACACCCGCCATAGCCCCCCGGCCAATCGGCACAGTTTCCGGTCCCAAGGTCATCAGCGCCGCCTCGGCCTCTGGGCGCAGGCGGGTCGTCATGCCTTTGCCCTTGGTCAGAGGCTCGCCGTAGGACAGACGCTCCATCGTTGCGGGGATGCCGGTTTCAGCGAGCAGGCCACCGAGTCCCTGCATCTGCTGCGCTCGGCGCGGGTCGCGCATATATTGAACGCCACCCGTTAAGGCGTCAGCAAGCAGACCAAGGATCGGGTTGCGGGGTGTTGGGCGAATGTAGTCGGCCATTTATTTACCCTGAGACTGAAACCTCGGCATTGTTGCGCCAAGATAGCCAGCGCCATATGGCACTGTCTTGCCTAGCGTTCTCATTGCCATGTTGATGGATTGCTGCAAGCGCGCCATCCCGCTTTCGTCAACCAGCGCATTGCGCACGATGTTCGGGTCTTCGTTGACAAGTATTTGTGCGATCCTGTTGCGGTCACGCTCAGACAAGCCTTTGCTAGATTCGCCAGCGACTTTGCCAATGACCCTTATGGCCGCTAATGGGCTTCCTTGCACAACGCCAGCAAGATCATCTGCCGTAACGCTTTCTCCAAAGCGCTTTGCTTGCATAGCGGTTGGTGTAGTCAGCGAGCCGCCAAGAACAACATTCTTGGCGGTCTGCGACTGCGATGCGACAGAGATGCGATTGAGGATGCCATCAAGCTCATCGCCAGGATAGATTGTCCGCAGGATTGCGCCTTGCTTGCTCTCGGGATTATTAAATAAGCCCATCATAGACTTGGCGCGTCCAGACCCCATTTGGTTACGAACTGCATCCATCACGCCAGCCCTGAAAGCGTTGACAGATGCAGGGTCGTTCATGATGGTCTGCATATAAATGTCAACTTCGTCGGCACTCTTGCCGAACACTGTTCTACCCTCTTTGAAGGCGTCTCGCGCAGTGCGACGCTGCGCCGCCTGTTGTCTCGCAGCAGATACGGCTTGAGATGACTCGTCTATCGCGGTGCGCAGAGAAGTTTCAACAGGTTTTAGAGCTTCTCCAACACCGCCACGGCCTGATGTATAGGCCGAATTGATGGTTGCTTGAAGGCCGCGACGAATGATCTCAGCGTCCTCTAGCGTCGGCGCTCTTGCAAATGTGACTTCGCCTTTTTTGTCAAAAGAAAAGAAAGGCTTTTTACCTGTCTGCGCGACATAAATATCGTTGATGTCCTTCACGGCAGAAGGAGATCGTTTTAGTGCATCCGTCAGACTAGCAAGAAGTCCTTCATCAATAACGCCGCCCGTTTTAAATGCTTGTGTGTAAAGTCTGTTTTCAAGTTGGCGCGCCTCATCATCTGTGGCCTTGAAATAGCGAAGAACATTAGGAGGCGCACCAGGGCCAACTAATCTTTGTTGCATCTCTGATAGCACATCGTTGCGCAGTTGATCCGGCCTGCGAGTCAAAGCGCTTTGAATCGTCGTCGCTGCTTGACCTCCCATTGCGTACAGACCGCGCACAGCATTAAGCAGAGTCTGGTTCTCTGCCATGATCTCGCCGTTAGCGATGCGTTGTACGATTTCATCAGTGGTTAAACCACTCTCAGATGCAAGGCGCTGGATCTCGGCCTCTGCTGCTTTGCCTCCACGGCCACCAGCAAAACGGCGAGCATAGTCAACAACTGAATCTGTCAGTTTGCCAAGACCCAAAAACGCAGCCTGCACGCCAGGAGCGACAGTAGCCCCGATTACTGTTGATTGCGGGATCCTTGCAAGGCGCTCATAAATGTCGCCTTCACCTGTCAGGAAACCTGTCACGCCACCCTGAGCGCCACCAATGGCAGATGTTCCTGCTAATCCTTTAATAAGAGGAAGCACCCGAGGCCCGGTCATCGCAGCCGCAGCAGGCGCTCCAGCGCCACCAGTTGCCAGAGTAACGCCAGCAGCCGGCAGCATCCCGCCAAACGCTTCATATCCAAGCGACTCTAGCGGTGCTTGTTGCTGATACGCTCGCATCTGGCCGCGAATTTCTGCAAGCACTTCCTCATAAGGACGCCCAGTAACGGCTGACCTAAGACGCGCTTCTATTTCATCTGCACCGCCAAGAGTAACGCCTTGAGCCATCGAGCGCAGCCGCTGAGTCGGCTCAGGCTCAATGGGAGCCTGTGCCGCAGGTGCAACAGGCGCCGCTTGCACTGGCTGCTGCATTCCAGCAACCTCACTTCTAAGCAATTGGAGCTTTTCTAAAGACAGACCAGACAGGTCACCGCCCCTAATCTTCTGCAATTCCTCAGTAGTAAATTGCTCGAAAGCCATCATCTGCCCCCTTGAAATTGCTGCCGGCGCTGAATTTCAGCATCTAATGAGTTGAGTAGACTTGGCGCAGATCCACTAGATGGTGTTGTGATCTCATATAAAGGCGCAAACTGTTGGAAATCTTTAATTTTTCTGGCGCGATTTAGATAATCTTGTTGAGCCTCTATGCGTGCTGTTGCAACTTTTTTGGCCGTAGCCAAAGCCGACCTCAACTCAGGAGCAGAAAGCGTTTGATCTCCAGCCGCAGCGCGACGCAAGATTCCGCGCTCTGTATCAGTCAAAGCACCCTGCCCTCTCATTTGTTGAGCGGCCTCAAGCTCAAGTTGTGCAAGACCCTGAACAACTGTCCTTGTGTTGGCAAGTCTTTCAGATTCATTCTGACCAGCAACTCCAAGCTGTTGTCCAATTCGGAGCATTGTTGTCCTGTAATCAGCGGCAGGACCAATGACAGCAGTGTCAATTGCTGGAGCAATTCTCTCAATGGTCGAAAGAGTGCTAACCGCTGCCCTAGCGTTTTGCGTCATCTCATCAAGAGTCTTGATGGCCTGTGAAGCAGCACCGCTCACAAACTCTTTATTGCCAGGAAGGTTGACAGTCGTGGTTGGCCGGATTTGTTCTCTGTACTGTCCAACAGAAACCATTCCGGGCTGTCCTGTGCCAGCAAGGGTTCGCCCGGAAATGTATTCAGTAGCAACAATGTCAGATGGCTTTGGTTGATATGGGGCTGCTCCACTAACAACCCTTTCTTCGCCAAAAGCATTGGTCTGAATCATGACATCTTTGCCATTCCTTACGCCAGGCTCTGCCTTGCCAAACTGCAAAGACTCTATTGGCGCATCACCTTCAACGATCTGCTCTTGTCCCAATTTATTTGTCCTGATGACCACAGGTTTACCACCGCGAACTACAGTCTGTCTTGGGCCAAACTCAGCAGCAAGCGAGGAAATTTTCATCAGTTCCTGCATCCCTTGAGTGGGCTTCATCCGAGAAATAATTGCTCGCTGCTCTGGAGTGAGCATATTCATCAAGTTCGATGCACTGGCAGTAGCGGCTCCTTCAGGAACTGCTTGACCGATAAGAGATGCACGCTGAACCGTTGGGCCAGCAGGCATCCCAGATACCAAAAGCGCTTGCGCTGGCGTTATAGTTTGAGGCCCACCAGCACCACCAGTGCCACCAGCGGCGCCCATTACACCAAACATCGCCCTAAAGTCTCTGGCAGACTCAACCTCCTGCCTCGCCTCCTCGAGCTTCTGCCGCGTCAGCATCTGCGTAAGGGCAGACTGCTGCGCCCTCTCTGCGCCCGTTTGCCCTGCCTCGAGGGCAGATCCAAGCGCCTGGCCTAAGCTGACTCTGCGTGTCGATGGACCGCCCGCTTGCAGCAGTGCCGCTGCGGCGGCGAGCAACCCGCGCTGGTTAATCGCAGCACGTTGCTGCGGTGTCATCAGGTCTTCAAGCTCATTGCCGCCGAAAAGCGATCCGAGCAATCCTTCAACAGATTGACTTCTCTTGGCGGCAGGTGCAGCAGATGCAACAGGTGAAACAGGTGCAGCAGATGCATCAGCGAGCAGACCTTCAATGGATGGTCGCGTAGACATTGGCGCTGGTGCAGGCGCTGGAGCAACCACCGCAACAGGCGCGGCAACAGGCGCATCAACAACACGCTCGGCAACAGTTGGCCTCGCAGCGGCAGGAGCAGGAGCAGCAGCAGGAGCAGCAGCAGTGCGCGCGGTAAGATCGCTGATCCTGTCTAAAAGAAATTTTCGCGTTATAGGTTGAGGCCCATCAAGCTGATCTAGTTGTTCTCGAAACTTAGCAATGTCAGCCAAGTCACGTTCTCTCTGTCTGCCAGCATAGTATTGCTGTCTGCTATTGAAATATGCGTCCATCTGCTCAGGACTCATATCCATCAAGCTCATCTCAGTAGCCATATCTAACTCCTTAGCCCAGCAGGCCCAGCAATGCGCCGAATCCAGCGCCGTAGCCGGCACCCAGACCCTCAATGCCTTTACCGATCGTCGATCCAGCCAATGCACCGCCAAGGATGCTAGAGCCAGTGTTTCGGTACAAAGGCGATGTCTGCGTCATGCCCAGATTAGGTAGCTGACCGCTCAATGCACCCTGCGAGATGCCAAGGCGCTCAAGGCCAATGTTGCGCAGAGCATCCATCTGCTGCTGCTGCAACTGCTGACGCGCACCACCCAGCCCGATCACATCCATCGCACCCTGACGGCCAATCTGCCGAGCCTGCTGCGCCAGTTGCGCCGCCTGCCCAAAGCCTTGCTGACGCAGCAGTGCGCTAGTGCGAGCGGCTTGCTGCAACGCGGCCTCATTGGTCAGCGACTGCGCAACGCCCTGCCGACTCCCGCCAAAGGCCCGTGCCGCCGTGGCGCGTTGCGCCTCTTGCGCTTGGGCCATCTGGCGCTGCTGCTCAATGTCTTGCAGGCTTTGCTGCACCACCTGCTGCTCGTAGGGATTCTGGAAGGCGGCGATCTCCTCGGGCATGAACGGAGTCAACCCGAGGTTTGTAAGCTGCCTCTCGCCGGCCTCGTACAGTGGAGTAAACCCAGCAAACTGGCGAGTCGGCAGCGCAGCCGCAACGCCTCGAGCCTGCTCCAGATTTGCTAGATAGGCTTCTCGGATCGCAGGGTCAATTTCCTGTCGAACTGTTTGCGTGTCATTGCCGCCACCAAACAAAAAATCTAATAGTGCCATTTTCCTACTCCTTATTTCCTACGCATTTTGATACTGGCTCGGCCTTCGTTCAAGGCTTTCAGCTTCTTGTCGCCCAGCTTCTTCGTGGTTGATTTCTTGATGACATACTCGCCGGCTTGAAGCGCAGCGTATCCATCATCTGGTCCGGGTATCGTCTCATCGACAAGCAGGCCGCTCATCGTGACTTTGCCGCCTTTGGCGTAAAAGCCACCAGAACCATCACCGAAACCGCCATAGCCGCCATCACCATAACCTAATCCTGATCCTGCCTCTGCACCAGCAGCAGCGCCAGCAGCGCCGGCTGCTGCATCAGCAGCGGCAGCGCCGGCAGCAGCGTCAGCAGCGGCGGCGTCAGCAGCAGCTTGAGCATCAGCCGCTACAGCCAGGCCAGATTCATTTGCTATTGCATCAGCAATGGCCTGCGCTTCTGCTTCTCCAACAGCAGCATTTGACAGTCCTGCCAGAGCATCCATCGCGGCCTGATCGTTTGCCATCTCTGCTGCTTTAGCCTCCAACTCGCCCAACGCAGTAATGCCAGACGATGTAAGACCTTTGCCCAGCAAGCCCGCCAAAAAGCCGCCAGGAGCAAACCCACCAAGCAACCCTCCATAAGCTGACAACGCATTACCTAATGCAATGGCATCAGCGGGATTGCCAGATAGACCACCAGAGGAGTCAACATCACCAGCACCACCGCCGCCAGTGTCAAGGAGACCTGGTCCTGCTCCATCCGATGTACCTGTAGTAGCAGCTTTGCGGCGCAGATACAGATTTGGGTCATAGCCACCAGTGAAACCCTCGTAGTAATTCCCCATCGTGGATGGCGCGGCCTGCTGGCCCATGATCCGGCTGTAGATGTCGCCTTCGCTAACGTAGTAGGGTAGTCGTGTTGCCATCTTTCAGCCTTTTTCAGTATCAGCAATTTTACGCGCCATCACCGCTTCCCTGCCGCCACCGCTTCCATTCGCGGCACACCTACACGCCAATCATCGAGAGCGACACCCGTATATCTGACCTTGACCTGGCGTCCAGAAAAACGCACATCTGTCGGCTGGCTCGCGGTATACGGACCGAATGTCGTCTCAGTCGATGTCGGGTAGCTCCTGACCTTAAAGGACACCTGAACCTCGCCCAGTGTCTGCTCGTCAGGCACCAATTGCAAGACCGACATCGTTTGATCGCCATTACCCAACTCAATCGGGCCAGACTCTGCAAAAGGCGTCGCAGAGTCGTAGGCGTAGCCAACCTCATGCTCGTAGATATACCCGTCGCTTGATACCATTAGCGGGTTGGCAAAGACTCCTCGATCCGTCCCCGCCGTGCGAGCCAGATCGCCAATTGCCCAGTGGCCTTCGCGGTAGTTGTACACGACATAAGAGTCGTTTTCGGTGGCTTGCGATGACGGGTAGAACCACCAGATCTCGCCATATTTGGAGTTGTTGACCGCGTAGATCTTGCTCGCCTGCGAGAAATTGAGATCCTGGAACACAAAGTCAGAGACATCGCAAGGCAAAGGCTTGACATATCCGTCATATATCCAAAAACCGGATGTAGACATCCAGATCGCGGCAGTCTCAATCGCCGCCACGGACTGCGAGGAAATCACGCCGCAGGCAGAGCCAACCTTCTCAAAGCTGTACACATAGGGCAGGCCGATGTAGGTCGCCGTATGGACATCAACATCAGTAAAGAGGATGCTGATGCCTCTGACGCGCTTGCCGCACCTGAGATTGCCAACTGTCGCCAACTCAAAGTCACCGGCCTGATTCGTCGCGGTAGGCGTCCAGACAGTATTGTTCTCCTGATCGCACCATTGCACCTTGCGAGGATTGCCACCAGCGCCCAGCGCGAACAGGAACCGCTCCGAGGTTACAAGTAAAGCCTCGTTGTTTGTAGGTGCGTTGGCGATGACTGCGGCCAGCGTTGGCGTCGTAAAGCCTAGCTGCCACTCGTAGAGCTTGCGGTCATAGTTGGAGCAACCCACAAGATACTCGCCCCAGGTATCCAGACTCCAAGTCGTAGCCGGTGTAATGTTGGTCAGATCGGGCCGCGCAACTCCGTAGGAGTAGGAGCCATAGGTGCTGTATCCGTAACCGATCTTGACGATGGCATCGGCATTGCCAGCCGTAAAGCCTGACGGAGTAATGTCCTTGAGAGTCCCGCCCTCGTTCATCGCGTACAGCTTGGAATGCGTGCCGGCACCGATCCAGCGATTGCCACTGTTGTCCCGCCAATTGATGAAACCTCGGCACGATCCCGTCATCTGCGCGGTGCTGCGCTTGCGCCACCCGCCGACAGGGCGCATCGTTCCTTCGTACCAGCGCACCAGGGAGGCGTCATAGTACCTGCCAGCAGACTGATACTCAGTCCCGTTACGGTAAACGCCTGGCGGGATCTTCAGAGGAATATAGGCCATGATTTCACGCCGATCTGTTAGAGACAAAAGTCACAGTCAGAATTATGGATGGAGTCGCAGGGATGTCGGGTGTCGATCCACTCGCCGTCACTGCTGGGAATTGCTCCATCGACACACCAGAATCCGACACCCTCCACATCATCTCAAAATAATCGTTTTCAGCAAGCTCAATGTAGAAGTTCATCGCCGCGATCAGCCGGCTAGCTGATCCAGTTGACTTGCGTGCCTTGATGCCGAATTGACTATTTGATCCAGCGATGTCAGTCCCATTCTTGCGGAACCAGATGTTTATGTCCTGAACATCGTTCGTCGTGTTGATGAACTGCGCACTAAATTGAGCGTTGTACAAGCCATCTTGAGACACGACAATTTTTGATGGCAGATCGCCCGTCATTGCGGTTGATGTAACTGTCTGAGAGGCAGATACGGTGTATGTCCCAGTGCCGCCAGCAGTACCCGTTAGCTGCGCGACGATCCTGGTGCCAGCCGTAACGCCGGTTCCGCTGATCTGCATTGACGGGAAGATCGCGCCGGCAGAGATAGCCGAAACAGTCAGTGTCGTGGTGGCGATTGATGCAGTGAAGGATGCGGTGCGCGAGACTACGCTGATGCCGTTCGAGTAGTCTGTCGTGTTGTATCTGAAGTAGTACGCGACTGCGGTTGATCCGTCAGCTTGGTCTGTGTCGTCTTGGAAGGCTCCGTAAGGAGTGTTTAGGTACTTGCCACCTCGCGGCCCCGCAATCGTTGCCAGCGCGTTAATCAGCTTGATGAAGAATGTTCTCATCGCGCTGTTGCTCTGGTCGTGATAGGCGCGGTCATACAGAGTCGGCGCCGATCCGATACTCGGAGGCGCTGGCGTCTGTATCTGCTGATTGAGGTTTGTCGCCATGCCTATGCCAGATGTTTGCTCTCAGCCTCAATGCCGTCCAGACGCCTCATCCAGCCTTTGCCAAACGTGGCGAAGGTTGAGAGACTCTTGTAGTGGGCCTCGCGCAGATGACAGAAATCCGCAATGATTGCAACGGGTTCCTTGCTCGCAACCGCAGCCATCGTCGCTGGACCAATCTGACCGTCTGCCGTCACTCCAACAGCTTGCTGAAGAAATTTACTAGCCCGACCAACACCAGCATTGACGGCACAATCAAACACGCACAGATCAACACCACTAGGAAGGTCATCCCCGCGCACAGCGTCCCAATACCGTTTCTTGTACAGCGGAGAAACCATCTCCACGGTAAGCGCTCGCATGTCGGCTTCGGTAGCAGGTTTTCCACTCCAATCCTCCCAGACTCGTTTTGTCACCCCTAGATTGGTCATACCGCCAGGATCAGCAGGATGATTGACGTAGCCGCCTTCCCACTTGAGGATGTGCTTGATCGCTTCTTCCCAGTTGTCTTTCATGTTATTTCCCCGCTGATTTAGAAAGCAGATCCGTCTTAGCCTGCGAACCGGCAGACGATCCAAAATAGTAGGCGATGATGCCTGTCCATGCGGTGCCCAGAGAACCGAGCATCATCAGGATCGCAGGGTTGTTGCTGTCGATCTGGTTAAAGAACATCATCACCATGATGCCGAAAAACCCCAATGTGACCGCGCCAGCCAGGATCGGCGGCATCATCGAGCGGGTTGTCGCTTGCATCTCCCTGGCACTCTTGCGATCCTCAACAGAGAGCTTTTCAAAGTTCAGACCCAGTTCCTGCGCCTGCTTCGCCAACTCAATCTCTGCGAGCTTGACCTGCGCGATCTGGTCAGCCGTGAGCTTGTTATTTGCGATCAGGTCGCCGACCTTTCCCTCATCGACTCCAATGGCCTTGGAGATCGCAGAGACGGCCATGCCAGCCAGTGGGCCTCCCATCGCGGTAGCAATCGTCGGTGCAATTTGTTTAAGCCACTCCATATCTCAGCCTCCTCTTTTTGTCAGCATTGCGCTGGCGATCTCCAGCATGAACTTGGTCTGCTCGAGGTTCTTTGGTGGCTCCGTCCAGCCCACAGTAACCTGCCCCACAAAACGATATGAGTCTGGCGGCACGCTGACGCGGCAGGTAAACGCGACACCCTTCTCCAAATACCAAAGACCAATCTCTGACTGAGCGTAACGGTACTCCCCACAGGGGATCTCGTTGGTCATCAGCTTGACCACATCGGCGTTGTTCGCAGCGTTGTGGGTAAACAGACCAACATCAATGTCCTCAATGCTTTTGTCTCTGCCTTCTTTTGTGAAAGCGCGATACAAGGTGCGAGAGTTAAAGAGCGGGTTGACCTTGAAGATCGCCACAACCGTAGCGCCTGTCTGCTTAAAAAGCATCGTCGCAGCGTCTTCTGCCCGCTCTGTCCGTATTTCAGGCAGCTTCTTGGACTCCCTGTAGGCGTCACGAATGAACTCTTGACTCTCGTAAAGCGCATAACCCGCGAAGGCGATGACCGCCATCAGGATCACAGCAAACAGCTTGAACGGCGAGTCCACATAACCCAGAATCTTGTCTAAGGCTGTGTTCGCGTTCAGCTTGTCTGTCATGTCGCCTTCACCACTGCCCAGATCGTCACTGCAATTGCAAAACCACCAACGGCCAACCCGATCAGGATGGCGATAACCTCTTCAATCTCAGATTGCCGCCTCTGGGCAGCTTCCTTCTTGCGCCTTGCGTCATGCGCTGCATCAATGTCCATTTGCTTTGCACGAGCAGTGATTCGGGCCCACACGTCCATCTTGTTACTCTGGAAGAAGAGCATCTTGACGGATTCTTCAAACTCCCTTGCCTGTTCCAGCGCCATCTCTAGTTCAAGCGCTTTGCCTAAAGATGACCCCTTGAAGCCGCCAGCCTTGGCTTGCTTCACAACCTCGATGGCCTGCTCCTTGGCATCGAAGTACTTGCCCAGCACCGGCCCGAGCGAGGCCACATCGTCAACAGTCTTTGAGACTTTCTTGACAAGCTGAACTGCCGACGATATGGCGGCTAGTGCTGTGACGGGATCTATCATTTCTTTTCACGCCATTCAAGACAAAACACTTTTCTGTCGTAAACGTCACCTGTCCAGGCCCACCTCACACACTCGTACTTCTTCTCTGCCTGCTGCTGCTGTTGCGTCTGCTGCAAAACTTGTTTCGTTTCTACAGGCTCGGCAACAGCTTGCTCGATCACTTTGCGATCCAGATCGCAGCGAAGATCGTCCCGGTCATGCTCACCAGCATGACGCCTGCGGTCTTCATGAGGATGCCCTCAATGCGCTTGAGCCTGGCCTTGATCTGCTCATAGCGCTCCGCGCAAACTGCTTCATGCGTTGATAGACGCGCATCAGTAGCGTCAATGTTCGCCATCACCACGGCACCCCTGCTGCGCTGACCGGGTTCTTCTGAGCGGCGATCTGCGCGGCCAGGGCGGCCTCGGTGGCTGCTTTGTCAACGCCAGATGTCCAGCACCAGCCAAGCACCTCTTGCTGCGTGACTTGATCGTATGGGATGGTGGGCGTGCCCGGTGCCCAAGAACAAGTGCTGTAAATGCTTGCGCTGTAGTCGCCATCGACTGCGGTGGCAGTCCAATGGGCAGTGGTCACGAAGCCGTCAGATGTGCGGCGGTCTAGCTGGGATATTGTCCAAGTAATGGTGGTCATGGTTGGGTTCCTTTCAAACTTTGGCGTAAACGCCGTGGTACTTTGCTCTTGCTTCAATTGCAACTAGACCAGCAAGCTCCAAGTCTTTGAAGTATTGCTGCACTACAGTTTTACCGTTCTTCATTACACGGACGCACCATGCTTTGCTTTTCTTGTGCCATGACACACCGGGATAGCCGCTTGTGTTGCTGGCAAGTGCAGGCCGATTGCATTGGTTCTCGCTGCGGGTTGCTGGGCGCAAATTCTCAATGCGGTTGTCTTGCCTGTCACCGTTGATGTGATCGACTTCAGGCGGCAGATAGCCGTACTCCAACAGAAAGATGAGGCGATGCACCTTATGGACCTTGCCAAGCCATGTGACATGACGGTAACCTGTTTGGTGGATTGAGCCAGCCTCTTGCCCAACAAGGTATTGCTTGTTTGGGTGTGCGACCTTTTTCCAGTACAGTTTGCCGTCACGATGCTCAAAACAATCTGTTACTTGCGCTTGTGTAATCATGATTCGTACACCAGTTTTTCGCCAGTCAGTTTCTCAACCATGCGGGCAAGTTTAAGCATGTCCACATTAATGCGCTTGCCGCCCTTCTCAGAGTAGTAGGCCCATGCCATGTCCTCAGACGGGCCATCAGGAATTAGCGAGAAGTTGTGCGGAGACAGCGTGGTAACGTTACCAGCTTCGTCTCTGACTTTGAGTTCGCTACTGGATGAAACATCTTCAGCATATAGGATGATGCCATTGGTAATCGATCCTGTGGGTGCTGTGCCATTAAAGATTGCAAGCGTACCAACAGCCGATGCGCCTGCACTTGTGCCGTTCAGCAATAGATTGCGATTAGCGTCTAACGTGAGAGCTTGGGTGAAGCTGATGGCGTTGCCTGCTGTGCCGGAGGGGGCGGTGAACCAATAACTTGCGCCACCTTGCTGTTGAAACATGGATGCTGGCGCAGTTGCTCCGTACACCCAACCAACACCTGCTTTCTCCCATGAGTTTGCTGTCAATGTAACTACACGACTTGTATTAGCATTCAGGCCGCAACCTGCCGCACCCAATTCAAACACTTTGTCAGCCGCGACTTGACCAACACTAGGAGTAACCCCCAAGCCGAGGTTGCCGGAGGAGTCGAGGGTGGCTCTTACTGCGCCGTTTACTGAAAATGCCAGCGGGTAGGTGCTGCTTGATTCAAGAAGAATCTTGCTGCCATCGTTATAAAAGAAGCCACGGTTTGCTCCACTGCCTGTGGCAATAACACCATTTACATCCAGCTTGTAAGCAGGCGAACTCGTCCCAATACCCAGACCTGTGGAGGTCAGGCGCATTTGTTCGGAGCCGTCAACAGACCACACACTGACTCCAGTTCCGGTGATGCTGTATCTCTCTGCTGGCGTCCCGTTACCTGTGTAAAACTTAATCAGATTTGCTGCGCTAGTGCGCGGCATAAGAATCAAATCGCCGTTGTTTGAACCGGGGAACGTGGAGGTAGAAACCGCAATGTACGCAGCGGTTTGGCTTGTCGGAACTGCCGTTAGTTCTTGAACTCGAATTGGGATGCCATTTGCGCCAGTTTGTGCAAACGTAGTCCCATCAAACGTCAGCGCACTCCCCGTGGTCAGCACCTTGCTGCCGTTGAGGTAGGCCACGCCGTTGGCTGTGCCAGGCGTAATTGTTGGGCTGACATTGGCGAATGTGGTTGCACCGTTGATCGTCACAGCATCGCCTGATGCATCGCCCAGTGTCGTGTTGCCAGTAGATGAGAGAGTCGTAAACGCACCGCTATCAGGCGTCGTTGCGCCAATCGCAGTCGCATCGATTGTGCTGGCAGAGCCAGTCACCACCAAGGTGCCGGCCACGTTCAAAGTCTTGCCAGCACCGACATTCAGGCCGACGCTGGTGCCTGTTCCGTTGGCCGTGAACAGGGCATCAATCGTGTCCAGGTCGGTGTTGAGTTTCGTGCCCCAGGTGTCCGTTGAGGCACCGACCTCGGGTTTGGTCAGGAGCAGGTTGGAAGTCGTGGAATCGGCCATGTTTCACCTCATGCGGCAATTTGCCAGGTTTCGGAGTTTTCAGAAATCGGAGTCCAAGTCTCGGGAGTGTCGCTCTGCGCGGCCCAGCTTGTCGATGCATCAGAAACCGCAGTCCAGACCTCTGATGTGTCTGGGATGCTTGTCCATGTTTCCGGCGTGTCGGATTCTGGTGTCCATTTTAGGGTAGCAGAGACACTCATGCCAGAGGTACATTCAATCGCAATCAGACCACGCTGCACACGCACAGCAGATGCCGCCATGCTTGACTCGGCGTTGATCGTTACCGACTGGTTTACCACCACGCTGGTGCTGACCGTCATCTCGGCCCATGCGTCGATGACGATGTTTATCAGCGGCACCCTGACGGCGTTGACCGTCATTAAACTTTCGTCATTGACAGCAAAGCTGGCCGTCAAATAAACAACCGCAGAAACGCTTACGCTTGACTCACTTGATGCAGTAAACGCACCGCTGACATATCGAACAGCATCGACAGAAAAATCTGAGGCGCAAACCACTGACAAGTTTGCTATTGCCAAGCGTTGCGCCGCGAAAGAAACAGCAGACGAACTTGATATTTCTACTGCTGCATTCTTTAATACATTGGCCGCTATAGCTAACGAAGACGTTGAATTGCTGCTAAAAGATGCAATCGCGTAGCGAATTGCCGCCGCGATCATTGAAGAAACGCTGGCAGATGTAAAAGCGCCAATCGCATAGCGCAGCGCGCTTACGCCGACTGATGAACTTGACTCAGAATTAAATGCTGCAACAGCAATACGCTGCGCTGCTACAGATACAGAAGACGCAGCAGATATGGCAATTGAGGTGCTGCTAACAACATTTGCAGCAATTGCAAGCGAAGAACTTGAGGAAGCAGTGAACGCTGCAAAAGCATAGCGTACTGCGCTTACGCTTAGAGTCGATTCAGAAGACGCAGTGAACGCTGCGACTGCGTAGCGCACTGCGCTTACGCTTAAAGTCGATTCAGAAGACGCAGTGAACGCTGCGACTGCATAGCGTACTGCGCTTACGCTTAAAGTCGATTCAGAAGACGCAGTGAACGCTGCGACTGCATAGCGTACTGCGCTTACGCTTAAAGTTGATTCAGAAGACGCAGTGAACGCTGCAACAGCGTAGCGTACTGCGCTTACGCTTAAAGTTGATTCAGAAGACGCAGTGAACGCTGCAACAGCGTAGCGTACTGCGCTAACACTTAAAGTCGATGCAGAAGATGCAGTAAACGATGCAACAGCGTAGCGCACTGCGCTTGCGCTTAGAGCCGACTCTGATGATACCGTGAACGCCGCAAAAGCATAGCGGACTGCGCTAACACTTAAAGTCGATGCAGAAGATGCAGTAAACGATGCAACTGCATAGCGGAGCGCATTAACAGAGACAGACGATTCTGCTGTGACACTCAATGATGCTAAGACTATCCGTCTTGCATCAAAAGAAACTGTTGATGATGCGGAAATGTTTACGGCGGCGAGGGTAATCCCATAAGAGTAATTACCCAGCCCATATGGGCCGCCGCCATAAGCCGCCATGATTAAGTCAAGGTTACATCAAGGTCGCCAGCAGGAATACGCAAGACATCGCCATTGTTGATCGTGCGAGATGTCGTAAGTGGCGCCCACGCCAGCAGATTGCCGGTAGTGAGAGCGTCAAAGATGCCAGCGTGCGTGATCGTGCCCCAGTTCCCTCCAGAAGCAGCAGCAAACTCGATGGCAGCAGAGTTCGTCGCGGTCGTTGGCGATGTGCCAGAGACTGTGATCGTGCCTGTTGCGGCGCGCGCATAACCATTGCCGCTGACCTCGGTGCCGCCACCCGTATCGCTCGGTGCGGCAGTGAAAAGACCAACATACCAAGCTGTTGGCCGGGTTGCCGTGTTTGTGGTCAAGAGAAAATTAAGAACCAGATTCTCTGTGTAGTCGGTAAACGATGACATTGAAAAGACTCCTTTTATCCAAAAGTTTTAGATCGCATCATGATAACCCCTCCAGATGTCGCACCGCGATCATCAGCGATCTGAAGATCATCAAGTCCGCGCTGATACAGCGAAGACCATACAGTGATTCTGGCATCATCCTTCAAATAAGGCGAGGCTTGTAACAGAGCGCCGTAAAGGTAAACGTCAGGCGCTTGAGTCAAAAGCCAGTTTGTCGCAGTGCCACTTGATAGCTTGCTCAATTTGGCGTAATAGATCAATTCTGCGGTGTAGGTCGAGTCCGGCACAGGCAGCACGCGGATCTGACCACCAACAATGCTGAAATTCTTAGGCTTGCCTGGCGAGATGTACATCGTCGCCTTCATCTGATCCAAGGCGTCAATAGACTCAAAGGCCAGAGCAGTCACCGGCGAGGTGTTGAGTTTGATCGACTTTGTTTCTAGGAAGTCAGCAGGCACCGCGCTGTACTCTGTATCGATTGATGCAGTGGCTCGCACAATCATCTGCCGCGTGCGCAGCGTCCTCTCAATCTGCGCCTCTGCCAGAGAGATGAAATCAGGCACCACAGCCGTCAAGTCGGTGCGGTTTAGCCAATCAGCAACCGAGGTCTTCAACTCGTTGTAGGTGGTCAGCGCCATCAGGTCACCTTCTCTTTCTCTAGGTCTTTAATAGCCCAGGTGTGGTCATGCCTAAACTCGAACATCCCAATGTGACCAATCTCTTTAGACACATCGTGGTCAATCCAGATTTTAAGTCCAGCATCCCGCGCTTTCCTACAGAAGTAAACGTCTTCACCGATGTAGCCGCGCTTATCGTGCCGCCAAGGCGTCTCGTACCACGGCTCGGCCAATGCCTTAAAGACGCTTGACTTAATCATCATCACGCCCATGCCGACAGAATGCACCTCCTGCAAGCCTTTGCTCTCTGGCATAGACCACACCAACTCGCGCTCTCCGTCAGGCTTGTAGACCTGAGCCGTCGGCCCGGTTGGCATACGCCTGCGAGCGCAGTTGGTCGCCACGATGTCCAGATCATGCGCCAATAGCCGCGAGATCAAGTCCTGCGGGAATCGCATATCGGAGTCAATAAAAAGGATGTGCGAGCATCCCTCGCGCATAGCGTCCAGCGTCAACTCGGCTCGCTGGTTGGCGATCAGTGTGCCCTCGCTAATCTTGAGCGATACAGCGTCGTTTGTGTTGAGGGTGTGATAACACACCATGTTGACCAGATCGTAGGTGAACATGGTATGAACCATGTCACGCGCTGGCGTGCAAACCGCAATGTAGTTGGGCGTCATACTTTCCCCGGCCTCGTGCGAAAGTGAACATTGGCGCTGTCGTTGAGCCAGCGTTTCATGTACGCTTCATCGTCGAGCTTGCCCTCGGCCTTCATCTGGTAATACACGCTTAGAGGAATGGATGCGACACGCGACCACTCGCCCCATCGTGCGCGCTCATCAACCTGATTGAATTCGTCCTTGTTCTCCTCGATGATGGCCGTCACATCCTGCTGTGTCTGGATGGTCGCCTCATCTTTTTCTGCGTCGTAGTGCCATGTGCGAGTGATCCCGAGTTCCGGGTTCACATCAAATAGTTTTTTGTCTGTCATCTTAAAAGGAGCCGGATTTCTCCGGCCCCTCCCCTTCAATTACGAAGTCACAAGGTCTGCTGCCAGACCATGCGCGTTCTCTGCTGTCACCTTCAGACCCCACTCGACGATCATTTATGTTGAACAAGGCTCGTTATTTCCTTGTTTCCCTTTCGGGACTGTATATTTCTATACAGATCAGACTATCTCATCACCCTCATTTGAGGGGCTAGGCACTTCGGATCACTTGATCCTATGGGATTGCTCCCTAGTCGTTGAACCTTCACCTTTTCGGGTGCTTGGCTGCTGATTGCCCAATCCTCTGTCTTTTCAAACCTTCGCGCTTATCGTTTCCAATTACGCTGTGGTGTCAGAGGCTCTAAGGGGTTCCCAGCAATTCACCTAGTTTTCAGTGCAAATTACTTTGCAATGGCTCTTATCAAGTTAAAGCATACGCTTCTCAGCGTCACCTGTCTTAGCGAGTTCGACCTGCTGGTACGGACGCAGCACAACCATCTTCGCGTAATCGGGGTCCAAGACCCATGCATCACGCTCGCGCTGGAAGCGATTGGGGACCACTTGCACGTTGCCGAAGTCAGACACATAGATATCAGCCGCACCGATGATGGTGGCAGGACGCGCACCGCCGTCGATGTTGAACCGCGAAGAAGCGATGCCAGCAAAGCCGGACACGCGCTGCTTGTTGATCGGGCCAGTCATCAGGATCTTCGGATTGCCACCCTGAGTCCACACCTTCTGGATCACATTCTTGAGAATGGTTTCAGTGAAGGTGCGCACGGTCCCGTCAGTACGGCCCAGCGTAGGCAGGGTCGTATAGGACGGGTTGCCGCCGTTGGTGGTGTCATAGTCCACGTTGGTCTTGACGAAGGCGCCCAGAGAAGCAGTCGTGCGAGCAGCGGTGGTGCTGCCGCTGGTGGTGCCAGCGTTGTTGAGCATCGCAAACTCTTGGTCACGCTTCAACTCGGCACTGCGCTTGGCGATCTGATACGCCACCTCAGAGCGACGGCCAGCCTTGTTCACAACCTCTTCGGTCTGAGACAAGATGATCGTCTTGCGTGAGATTTGCGCATAGTTCTGCACTCGCACAGTAGCAGTCACCGCGTCAAACGAAGTGACGTCATCGCCCTCAAGCTGGGCATTAGCAGCAGCAGCGGCTAGAGTATCTGTTTGAAATTCAAACAAAGTGTTGGACACATTCTCTTTGCCGATGTTGCTCATGAACGGAGTTTCCTCCGGCGCAATGTTCGTAATGACATTGCTCAGATCTTCACGAATACCCTTTGCAGAGTAAGTCGTGAACGTATTGGTCACGATAGCCATTTTTTCACCTCAATAGAAGTTCAATTGCGGAAGCCGCGTCGTCGACGCGACCAGTTTTTGCAAGACGCTGTTTTGCGCGAACCGCATCGCTCATCTGTGAAACCCTCCCCGCTGCACCAGGCTTGGCAGGTTTGGGTCCGTTGTTGGTCACCGGCTTGATGCCTTGGCGCTTGGCCTGCATCTGGTCATACAGCGCCGCCTTGCGCAGCGCCAAAACCACACGGTGGTCGTAAATGTTGCCAAGCTCTTGCGGTGTAAATCCCATTTTTTGACCAAACTCGATCAACATGGCTTTCTCTGCCTTGGCCTTGGCAGGATCTTTCCATGTCGGGATTGCCTCGAGCAGCGCCTGCGACTCCTTGACCTTGTGGGTCTGGAGCTTTTGCATCTGCTCTTGCTGCGAGATCTCGGCCAGCCGCTGCTGTTCGGCCTGAATAGCCGCAGCCTTTTCCCGGTTCTCTCGCATCACCTCACGCTGCCGCACATACTCAATGGGATCTTCTTGATAGAGTCGATCCCAATCAATCTGTGGTTCAGCAGCCGCCTTCACTTGCTCACTTAACGCGCCCAACAATTGAGCATATTGCTCGCGCTCGGCCCGAATTGCAGTCAACTGGGCCTCGGTCTGCTTGCGCATCTCCGCGACCTGCTGCGTCTTTCGGGTGTAGTCTTGAGTCCTTGAATAGCCCTTCTGGAGTTCGTCCAAAGTAACCTCAACATCCTTGCCATCAACCTTGATGGTGAACGTCGAGGGCTTCTCTTCCTCCTGGGTGTCTTCTTCAGACTCCGACTGTTCATCTGTCAATTCATCAGAAAGCTCGTCTGCACCGCTTTCAGATTCATCGTCAGATGCCGCAACAACCTCCTCCTCGGATGGTTGTTCTTGCGTCTCGCCGCCGTCCTGTTGTCCTTCTTCAGGCAGTATTGCTGCGAGTGCTTGGACCGCTTGATCCATATTTAGGGGGCCAGATGGCGCACTTGCCTGTGGCGTAGGTGCATTCATTGGTCAAATTCCTTCACTGTTTTTGTACACGCTCAATGGCGCGCTGCGCCACCTTGCCGTTATCGATCACCTTTGTAAGCTCAGTCTTCAAATTCTCAATCGCCCTGAGCATCGCCCAGCATTGCTCGCGCTTTGCCGTCTCATCTGCTCGCGTTGACTTGAACACCCAAAGCTGATCGTTCTCCAACTTCGTCAATGCAGCAACCAAAGTCTCGTCCTCCAGTACCTGCTGCGCCTTCCTTCCTTTCCTTACCGCTTCTTCATCACTCATTGAGCCATTCCATTAAGGTTGATGGGTACAGGTACAGCCTGCGGCTGCGCCTGCGCTGCCTGCACCGCAGACTGCACCATCGCAGTCTGCTGACGCATTGCCTCACGGTCCAGATTCTGCATCGCCATCAATTCGGCGTTGCTGATCTGGGCGCCATACTTCAATTCCAACTCGTATTTTTTCAAGAGGAAATCCTGCGACATCTGATCGCGCCTGAAATCGTCATCGCGCATCATCTTCTGGCGCTGTAGCTCCAACTCTGCCGCCTTCTTCTGAATATCAGCCTGAATCGACTCGGCCTGCACCTGAGCCAGCACCTCCTCTGGTGTCGGCTTGGGCGGCGCCTGCGGCACCTGAAATTCAGGCGGCAGCATCTGGAAATACTGCGACGCATCCTTCATCCCAGACAACTCGACCACCCTTTGCAGCGTGCGCGTATACATCGCAGGCGTCACAACCTGATTGCTAAAACCAAACTGAGCAATCATCTGCTCCTGCTTTTGCAAAATCATCATCAGAGCCTGCAACCGCTCATTGGTGTCGCCATTGCCCAGGCCAATGTTGACCGCGACATCCATCGAGGCATCCCATGCCCGAGGATCAATCGCCACCCACTGATTGCGCAGCCGCACCATGCGAGGCTTATCCTGATGCGTGGTCAGCAGGAACAAGATGCCCTTAAAGAGCTTCTTCATGCCCTCGGCCATGATCCGCGCAGTCAACTCCAGCCGCGACTGCGAGGCGCTGATCGTCGCCGCCACCGCAGCCTTCGTGCTTGACTGCAAGGCATCAGCATTCAGACCCATCGCGGCCTTGCTCATGCCGGTGCGGTCCTCCTTGACCTGATCCATGTACTCAAGCATCGAGTACCCAGCCTGGCCCACGAATGGCTGCGCCAAAGGCTGGACCATACCGGGCGCGCGCATACGGATCACAGCACCCGTCTCATTGTTCAGCACATCGTCAATGTTGACCTGGCCCTCGACCACCGCAGTGCGCGGGTGGATCGACTGCGCCAGAGAGTCCAGCGTGTTGCGCAGCACCTGCGACTTGATCTCCTGAATGTCGTGCGTGATATCAAACACGCTCATCGCCTCAATTGGCGAAGTGTGCGGCTCAGGGTCAAACGGGAAATCGACGAACGGAATATATGACGCCGGCAGGTTGCGCATCATCTTGTAGCCAGATCCCATGCAGCAGATCTTTCGCAACTCAGGCAAGCCGTCACCGTCATAGTCCACCCGCAGATACGCCTCGACGTAGAGCAGACTCCTTTGCATTGGATTCATCGAGTCATTGGCGCCAAGGCCCGTGGATAAGGGCTGGCGCGCCAGGTACTCGTCATTCGTCTCCAGATCAGTCGAGGACAGGTTCGGCTCGATCTCCTCCATGTCGTAGCCCATCTCAATCAACTTGCCCACCGTAAGCATCTGGCGGTGAGCAATGATCCCGGCATCCTCAAATGAGCGAGCGCGGCGATCAATAATCAACTCCTCGGGCGGCACCGCCATGATCCGAATGCGGCCATCCTTCTTGATGCGCTTGATCTGCACATCGTGCAGCATCGGAGGCGGCGGCGCCTCAACGCCAACCATCGCAGCTTGCTGCTGCAACATCGCCACTTGCTCCTGCGAGATCGCGGGGTCAGGGTAGGACATCACAATCGTGACCTGGGCATCCTCCTGCATCAAGACCTGCACCGTCTGGTCATCCAGACCAGAATACTCCTCAATCCTGACGTCCTCAGTCTCTTCCCACCAGTACTTAGCAATCCCGCACTTCCTGACCAGCGCATCCTTGAAGATCGCGTAGGACTGCATAAAGCCATTGTTGTCAGCAGAAAACACGAAGTTCGCGTAGTCCGTCGCCTGCTGGGCATTGGATTCATCCTCCGGCCCGCGAGGGACATACTCGACAACATTCTCACTGGAGAAGAACACCTTCATCAAGCTCGGCATCATGGCCGAAACCGTGTCGCGCACCTCCATCGCTACAACCTGCGAGCGGCCATCCTCCTCATTGCCAAACGGATCGCCGCGGTAATACTCAGTTCCCTTGGCGCGTATAGGAGAAATGTCCGAGTCGATGTAGGACACCGCGTCCTGCAACTCGCCATTGACGATAGCCTCTAGCTCGGCATCGTCCATCGGCTCGGGCGCCGCCATGTCAACATTGAGGGGGAGATCGGTCATGTTCATTTCTTGTTCCTCGCGGAAATTGCTTTGGATTTTGCACGCGCATCTGCCTTCGATGACGCGCCCCAGGCTTTGAGAGACAGCAAAAGGCGCGTAGGCTCGCCATTTTTATACTCAGGCCCAGGCATATTGCCCATTCGAGCCAAAAAAGACGCCCGACGCGGGTTGTCGCCAGACTTAACCGGAGGCTTGATGTTTTGTCCCGCCGCCTTCAAACTGGCACGCCCCGCAGCATTTAAGCCACCCTTCGGGTTCTGCCCCTCTTTACGCTGCCAAGCTGGTGTTTTCATTGCTCCACCCCAAACCATTGATTTGCATACTGCGGTCTATTTTCTCTAATCCAAGGCACAGACGCCAATGTCAATTTTTCACCGTCCATGCCCGTCGTGTCAGACCCGACATGATGAACATAGGACCGCGACAGGAAATGCTTGTACCCCTTGGCGCCCAAGTCCTGGCAGTGAACATCGTCCGAGTACCAGTTCAATGGGGGAAACTTGGCCTGCCTCCATGCATCACGCGAAATAATCCCAAAGATGGGCGAGATCACCTCCATCGGCAAAATGCATGACTCCCACGGGAAACGAAAGTAATTCATCGACTCATCGAACGGATTGCTTCTCACATTCTGCATCGGCCTGGCCGCGTCGCACCTCGAGCAGACCCAGCCAACTCGGTCACCATACTCATCCTCAACCGTCCTGTAGTCCTCCACCAGCATCTCAACGCTGGTCGGGGTCAGCACCACATCATCGTTCGCCACGATGGCAAAATCATTGCCATCGGCAAACACCTCGTCAATCACCTCGTTGTAGTCCTCACCGAAACTGCGAGGAACGCCACGAAGCTGGCGATAAACATCGCGGCGCGGAGCGTCAATCGGCGTCCTCAGATACACCTTGTGCATCCACGCATACTCGCGGCAACTCGCCAGCATCACCGGCAAGCACCGCCCCTTAACGCTCGCAACCGCGATGCCAGTCCTCATTTCTTCTTGGCGCTCTTGGCCGCTAGTCGGAACGATTTGGCAGTAGGCGCGCCGGGTGAACCCGGCTTTCTCATCTTCTCGCCGCTGCCGGCCTTGATGCGCTCACGCTTGGCCGCGATGTTGGCGTACAAACCCGCTGGTTTAGCTTTCATAGTCTTCACCCTCCATCTGAGCGTTGACCTGACCCTTGTACTCTTCTTCCTCTTCGCCTTCCTCGTACTCTTCGCCCTCTTCGTCCTCGCCTTCCTCCTTAGCAACCCACGCCGAGCAGGTACGCGAGGCGGCGCACTTGAAGTCAAAGATCTCGCAGTAACCCAGATCGCCAGCCTCAATGGTCGCCCAAGGATCACCCTCCGGGCCTAAACCCTTGGCGATGCACTGGATCATCTGCGGCTGCTGATTAAACGCGGCGCAGTTACCGCAACGCGACATCTTCGCCTCTTTCGGCGTCACATCCCACTGGCTCGCCATCTCCCGCCAGTAACCCGTGTTCGGGAGCGCTGGGTTCTCTGGGCCATAGTTCGCAGAGTCAATCGCCTTGCCGCGATTCTTCAGGTTCAGCGTTATGTCCTGAGTCGCCATCGGGCAGGACATCTCCTCGCCTTCCTTTTCCATCATCTCAGCCATCATTTGCCTCGCTTCATCGGTTTGCTCTTGCCGGCCTCGGACAAAGCAATGGCGATCGCCTGCTTGGGATTCTTCACAACCGGCCCCTTCTTAGACCCGCTGTGCAGCTTACCGGACTTGTACTCGCTGTATACCTTACCAATCTTCTTCTCAGCTTTGGTCATCTTCATAGGGTTACTCCTTAATTTGCGTCATGCTACACGCGGAATATTCCTGCGTAAAGGTTGACTCCACTTGCTGCTCGCGCTCGACCCATACGCCCCAATCACCGCATCTCCAGCAAACGTCAAGCAAAACGCATCAGCCCTATCAGGAGACGCCAGGCCGCGCTTCCTGATCTCGTCCTTACCCTCAATCTGAATCTTCCCGCTGCTGGTGAAGCTGTACCTCACCGTCGCCAACTCGGCCACCAATAGCTCATCCTTGGGCATCCAGCAGTCCCGCGCCTCAAGCCACGCCTTGGCCTTGTGCCATAACTCAGCCTTCAGATTCCTATACGTCGTACCCATTGCAGGTGACTCCGACACATTGATCCCGCGAGCAGGCAGATTAAGCTCCCTCAACCGATCTACCACGCCAGCACCCAACCCAATGCTGTCCACCAAGATCTCTCTTGGGCGCTGGCTCGGCATTAGAACCTCGTACTCAGCCACCACTGCACCCGTCAACTGCATCAGATCCAAGTTCTTCCAAGTCTTAATCGGCTCCAGGATCGCGTTACCCTGGCGCTTGCACAGCGCGCTGCGATCACTCCCAAAACGCGCCACATCCAAACCCCACACAATGGGCGCGTGCGCGCTGGGGGACACATCGCGCGCCATCGCCATCTCAAGCAACTCCATCGGGATCACCGTGTCGTCGTCGCTGCGCGGAAACTCGCCAAGGACGCGAATCCGGTACGCATTGCTCTCCTCGCCGTAACGGCTCTTCATCTCATCAATGTAGGCCGCGCTCACGCGCGGCGAGTCCTCGCAGCTTACCTTCATCGTCACCCAGTCTTGTGAGAGACGGTTGTGCGTGTCAAAAAAGAAACCGCTACTCCTCACAGGGTTTCCCAGCAGCAGCGTCACCGCGCTGTGACCCGACATGGAACCCGCCGCAGCCTCGAACACCTGCTCCGGTATACCACTAGCCTCATCAGCCACCAGCATCACGTTGTCGCTGTGTACACCCTGCAACGCCTCGGGCTGCTCTGCGCGGCTCGTCCTTGCCGATATAAAACCCTCATTATTCGCATCCTTGAGTTCAATCCTGTCCTGCTTGACCTCAAGCTGATCCTGCAACGTCTGCGGCAACACCTTCACCCAACGCTTCACTTCCGCGAAGAGCGCGTCATACAACTGGCTGCTGGTCGGTGCCGTGACGACAATCTTCACCGGGAATCGCAGGAACAAATACCAGATCATGGCCCACGCGGCCGCTGTTGATTTACCAACCCCGTGGCCGCTACGGACGCTGATCCTCCTATTGTTCGCCGCGATGTGATTGAGAAACTCTATCTGCCACGGATCAGGCGTCGTGTTGAGCACCTCTCGCACAAACAAAACCGGATTCTTGCGATACCTGTTGACGAACTCGACAAACGGGTTTTGATGAATCGGGATTTCTAAATTTTTTTTGGCTGACACGGTTTACCGCGATGGGGGATGGGGTGGGGTGGTGCGATTATGGGGCATCCGGAGGTTTATCCGGAAGTCGTCCGGAGGTCATCCGGAAGTCATCCGGAGGTCGGGGATCGTGGATCTGTGGGATCGGTAGGCGCGGGGCGCCGCCGCAGCCTCGCCCCCGCCGCGCGCTGACCGGGGGGGGTCGCCGCGCCGGCCGCTGGCCGAGGCCGCAGCCCCAGCGCGGCCAGGCGCTCGAGGGTGTGGATAACTTTCCGCATCTGCGCGTCCTGTGGATTGCGCCTAAGTCGTTGATTTCATTCATTACTTACGCGAGACTTACAGAAAACACTTCGCACGATATCCATTATGTTAAGTCGTAACAGGCGCCAGACCCCTGTTTTGCTGCATTCTTGAGCAACGCGATGCGCGAAACGTCAATTTGTGGATAACTTAGGCGTCACATCTGTGGATAAGTCCTCGACCACCTCGGCGTGCCGCAGCGCGTTCAGGCGCAGGTCTTGGATGTTCAGCGTGATCGACGGGCCGCTTTGGGTGCCATAAGCCTTGCGGTTCCAGCGTTCCGCGACCCACTGGCGAGCCTGGATGCGAACCCGCGTGTGCGCGGAGTGCTCGGGATCGCTGCGATCCGCGATGCCCAGAGTCTCTGTGACAAGTTCGTCAGCCGCTCGTGCGCGTGCACGCGCGATTCTATCTCCATCAGGATCTGTCTCGTCAATCCAGCGTTCGAGCGCCTTGCGGCTAATTCCCATCTCCAAGCAGATCTCGGTGTATGTTTTCCCGGCCTCGATCATTGACCAGATCATGTCTTCGGGGATCTTTGAGAGCATCTTCATGTCGGAGTGAAACTTAGGCGTTCCAGCCATTAACCGCCCCTCCCAGACCTTTTCAGCGCCCCAAGCACCCTACCCTTCAGGTCGCTGCAAAATCGCCTCAAACGCTCAATAAAGCCCTTCATGGTCACTTCTCCTTTGCCGACTTCGGCAGTTTGAACATTTTAGGGAACTTAACTGGCTCATCAAGGTCTATGTCATTTTCCAGATCCTCAAACCCTGACGCCCCCACGCGGCCCACTGCTTCGCCAGCGGCCTTCTTGCCATCGCCTGCGCTGTTGCAGAACCCTTCTGCCGAATCTGCCGAACGCGCTGCCGAATCCTGCTGCACCGCAACAACGGTACCGCGAACTGGCAGTTGCTCCTTCATCTCCCAGATCGCCTGTCCGATCCCTGCCTTGACCAGCTCAACGATCTCGGCAACCATCCAGACCTGACGCACATCCTGGCGCAGTGCTTGGTACTGAACCGCATCAGCCTCATCCTTGACTATGACCATGATACCGAGATGGGTATCCGCTTCAATTGCATGGACCTTCGTGATGGGCTCGATGCCTTCGGCGCTTGCCCAATCGCTCATCGCCTTGTAGGCCCGGACCATGCCATCGCACGCCGCGATGAACTTGCTCTCATCCCTTGCTTCTTGCGCCGCCCAGATCCTCTCCGACTGCGCGTAGAACTTCACCCGAAACTCACTAGGAACTAAAGTAATCACCCTCCCGATGCCCCATTTTTCCTCATGCTGAACCTGCGCCAGATCGACCTCCACGATCTTCGCCCTCTGCAATCTGGAGAACTCACTCTCAGGATACTGAACCGCCAGAGCACCCGGAATCTGCCCTGACCGTTTACCTGCTCCCCTCATCTTCACAGACATATTTTAATCCTCTACGTTAGTATCTACTGACTTATCTGGACAGATCGGTTTGGGACAGGACAAATCGGCACAGGTATACCCTTGTGCCGATTTGTCCCCTCTTTTTCCGTGGGACAAATCGCGCCCATTTGTCCCCCATTTGTCCCGATTTGTCCCCAACTAGAAATTCTCACTTCTATCACGGCTTTGATCCTCAACCCAGACATTTTCACCCTCTATGCAGACCCATGACGGCAGCTTCTCGGCGTCCCTGACCCTGCCCCAAGCCTTCTTAAAGGACGACTCTCCCACGTCATCAGTGCCTAATTTTTGAGCAAAAGCGGCCCTCCAATCCTCCAACCTGACCACCTTCCTGACCCCCACAGACACCTTCCAATGCAATCCTTTAGCATTAACTGCCTCCTTCAAGGCGTCAATCGCCAGCCGCTGGTTATGCCCCTTCCCAGACCTATTCAGGTTAGATTTCCTTGCCTCATCTGCCTTATTTTTCAGCACCTCATCGCTTGGACTGACGGCCAGCGACTTGCGCGGTTCATCAAGGCTTAGGCTTCCCTCGCGGCCCTGATCGATCTCTACCTCG